CTGTTTCACCTTTTCGGCATTCTCCGCAGCTTCTTTCTTTATGTTGCGCTTGCGCTTTTCGAGCGACCACAGACGGTCATCATCGGGCATTCCGAAGCGTGCGTAATTGCCGACATGATCAAGAATTATCGCACGCTTGCCCGGTCGATAGCGCATACATCTCATTGACTGCTGAATGTACAGCGTAAGAGATTGAGTGGGACGGAGCAATATCGCACATTCGCAGTCGGGAACGTCAAAGCCCTCCGATATTAAATCGACATTGCAAAGTATCGTTATCCGTCCTGCTCTGAAATCCGAAATAATGTGATTACGCTCTGCATCGGGAGTTGTACCGTCAATGTGTACGGCGTTTATGCCTGCTTCTCGGAACGCTTCGGCGGTAGCGAGCGAGTGCTTAACGCTTGAGCAGTAGCAGACGGCTTTCTTACCGTCTGCAAGCTGTCTGTAGTATCCGATAACATCACCGAATACAGCCTTTTTGATCATTGCCTTTTCAACGTCGCCCATTTTGATATGAAGCCCCGATAAGTCGGCTACGGACGGTGCATAATAGTCATACGGCGCAAGACAGTTGTGATCAATAAGCCATTTGGTAGACGGCCCGATTATCAGCTTGTCGTTGACATCACCCAAACCGTCACCGTTCAGGCGGACAGGCGTTGCCGTTACCCCCACACGAAGCACATCGGGGAAAGCGTCATAGATTTTCTTGTACGACAGCGCAAGGCTGTGGTGATTTTCGTCTGTAATGATAAGCGCAGGCTTTGACAGTTTTTTTATCCGCCGTGCTGCCGTCTGCACCATCATCACGTCACAGTAGTTCATATCAACGCCCCAGCGTATGAACGTCCTTATTATCTGCTGAACAAGCTCCTGCCTGTGTACAAGAAACAATACCTTTTTCCCGTTGAATGTAGTCCGCCGTGCTATCTCTGCTACTATCACCGACTTACCGCCGCCGCACCCGAGAACAATGCAGGGAGCGTGATAACCCTCACGCCACGCCTGCCTTGTCTGCTCGACAAGCTCACTCTGATACGGTCTTAGCGGCATTCTGCTTTTCGACCTCCTTCTTTGCACACGCTATGCACAGCTTTCTGCCGAATTTTGCAACCGAGCTTTCAACCATTTCCGCTACCGTATGCTTAGGTGTCGGCATAATGACAGCGCCGCATTCTTCACATCTGTCGGGCTCTGCACCCTCGCTGAGCCATGCGCCGAGCTGAGTACCTAAATCTTCGGTGATAACGCCCGACCACTTATCGAGGAATGTTGTGTCTTTTGAAAGACTTGCGATATGCTCCCTGTTTATCTGAAATGCTATGTCAAATTCATACTCGGTGTTATCACGCTGCACCGGCGCAAGTCCTATCTTGACGGGAACGGTCTTGCCCCTGTCGTTGATTTCCATAGCATAGCCCATCTTGGTACGCAGTGTAATGATTGTGTGGCAGTTGACCGACAGTATGGTATTGACAAGATTGTTCTGTATCTTTCCTGCCTCGTCCCATGCGGTATAATCGTTCTTTCCCTGACGCTGTGCTATCTGTGATTTGATGTCAAGCACTCCGCCCTCGTTATCCCATGCGTGTGAAAAGCTGTCCACTATTATTACGCCGTCCTCCCCGACCGCCTCAGCCGCCTGTCTGACGTACTCTATGTACTTTTCTGGCGAATACGGCGGTGTAAGCGGGGCATAGAGAAATTCTCCCGTGCCGAGATCGTGACGATCGGCATAGAATCTGCCACGCTCGTGTTCTGTATCTATAAGGGCAACCTTGCCCCAGTTGCCTGTTATGCCCTTTGCGAGATAGAGCGACGAAAGCGTTTTACCGCTTCCCGACGGTCCCATGACCGCAATTCTCGCCTTTGATTTCTTTCTTGTTACGGGTGTAAATATATTGCTCATAGCTACCTCACTTTATCGTTATATACGGCTTTTTTTCAAGATGTACGGCAGGGAGCTCTTCTCCGCTGTCGAGCAGCTTCTTGACCTCTGACTTACGTATTGTCGGATCACTGTACTTTATAAGTGAATCGTTATACGCTTCGGCATAATCGATAAACTTCCGCTCATCGTCAATAATCACACTGTCACGTCCCTCGGAGAACGTTATTTTTGCTCTCGGCATATCGACCTTTTTCAGTTTCATCGCCTGCATATCCTGTAGCAGGCGCTTTTTCAGGAACTCTGCCTTTTTACGCTTGGTTTTTGCTCTTGCCGTCTGTTCCTTAGCTTCAAGCTCGTGGCTGTCCGCTTCACGTTCAAGGTTTTTAATGAAGCAGGCAACATTCTCGGCTTTTTCATTGAACTCGCCCTCAATGCCTTCGAGAGTGTCAAACCACATTGTCAGCATATCGGCTTTGTATGCTTCAAGGTCAGCGATGACCTCGCCGTCATCGTCTATATACTCGCCGTCAGCATTGGTGTCCGGTTCGTAGTCATTTATAGCGTCAAACGCATCGAAAAGTTCGGCAAACCTGCCGGTTATATCATATAATGTACTGCTCATACGATTTCCTCCGTCATTTTATTAAAAAACTGCTTTGCCTTTATCACGAACAGATCGTGATTACTGTCTTCGGAATTATTGCCGATGAACTCGCAGAGCCGTTTTGCCGCATCAATAGCTGTGGCAAGATATGCCTTGAACGTTTCCTTAGTGTCGGGCACAGATACGGTAAGCTCCGACTGCTCACGCTTTGCCGCCTCAAGTTCCTTGCGGAGATCTTCGAGTTTCTTTTCGTTCTCGGCTTTAAGATTGTTTATCTGCTCGGCATGCTCACGGTTTAAGCGGATAGTGTCCTGTAATGCGTCCTCCTGCACCTTATCAAGCTGCTGTTCATAAGTCTTGCAGATATTATCAAACGCTGTCTTGTCCATAACGCCGTCCTTAGCCGGCTCGACCGCAACTTCAACAGGGCGGTTTTCAAGCTCCTTTATCTCGGCTTCGAGCGCCGCTATCTGCTGTGACAATGCGTTCTTGGCTTTTTCAAGTGATTTTGCCTGCTGTGCGGCGGCGGATGCTTCGGCTTCTGCGGCGGACTTATCAGCTACCGCCTTGTCCTTTTCCGCTCTTATCTGCCGTATCTGCTGTTCAAGCTCACGGACGGAGGTGTTCTCAAGGTCGGTTTTTTCGGTTATTTCTGTACGTTCTTCTTCAGAAAGAGAAGATAAAAGATAGAGCTTTTTCACTCCGATTTGTGTCCCCGGGGACACAAAATCAGACGGCAATTTCTCTATTACTTCTATATAACGATAAACCTGTCTGCGTTTGATTCCTGTTTCCTTTTCGCAGTAATCCTCGAATGTGTTATACCCCAGTTCCTTATAGAGCTTGCTGTCCCTCATCTCTTTAAAGCCTATGCACATCTCATACAGGCTCTGCTGTGCTACCTGTGCCGCCGCTTTAATGTGATAGTTAAGGTTTACTGCCTTGACATAATCGTCTGTTACCGCCTTTTCTGTATCCGCAGGCGGTGTGCGAAGTCCGGGAATTATCATGTTGTTTTCCTCCTTTTATCGCTGAAAATCTTTTCAAGATACGCCATGTAATCTTTGATCAGCGTATCTACGTCCTCGCCCGGTGCTATGTTTCGTTTTCCTCTGACCTGTACGATTTTTCCGTCCGCTGAGACTTCCATTGTATAGTACGGCTTGTCCGGCTCGGATTTTTTACGGATGAACATTATACTCAGAGCGCCTTTTGCGTGCCTTTCGGCATATCCGCCGACGCAATGGCTTAAAGCTTTACCTTCGTAAGCTATATCCGACAGCTGCTTCGGTTGTACTATCATCAGATTTCCGTCAGAAAACTCAAGCTGTTTGCGTTCCTCAATATGCTTTGTAAACTCTGCTCTTACCGCTTTATCGTGCTGATACTCGATAGTTGCCGACAGTCTTTCGTGCATTGCCTCGAAATTATGCGGAAAGCATATCGCAGTATCTTTAGTGTTGTATCTGAGCTGTTTGCACTGGTCAAGGTAATCGCTGTAATCTCTTGTGTTTATTTGGTTATCGGCAAGGTATCTTGACATTCTTTGCGGTGTTGCGCCGGTTGCGTCTAAAAAGCGTTTCAGCGTTCCGTATTCATAGTCAAAGACTTTAGATATAAGTATCAGGTCTTCCGGTGTCACTTTTGGAAAATGCTCCTTATTTATCCTGTAAGCGCCGTATAAGTGTTCCTGCCCTTTGAGAGCTTTGAACTCGGATTTTGTAAGGCCGAGCATTTCAAGAAGATTATTACTTTTCCAGTTAATATAACTTGGCAATGTAAGTTTTGCCGTATTGCCCCAAAAGCCTGTATAATTTTTTTGAATCAGGTCATAACCTTGCTTCAGCAAATATTCGAGATTCGGATGCTTACAGTACAGGTCCAGATAGCACATCAGCAGATCTCCCGCATACTTATCGTACTGACTGTATCGCATATCCGACCGGCTTATCGCCTTTTCGTTGATGATTTTATACGAGTTGTTGAAGCTATACCCGTATGAAGCTGAGCAGAAGACCGGCTCACGAAACTCTGAGCGAATGTCCCACCGCTTACCGTCTTCGCTACCGTATCTTACTGCTCCGTCTTTTGCAAACACATAGCGCTGTCGCTCGACGATATAACCGTTAGAATATCTGTGATACCCTCTTGCGAACAATTCCGCACCACGTGTCAGAAATATTATGTAGTTTGCCGCTCCCTTGCCTTCCATTTTGCTCATCTGATCTGCTGTAGCGGCCGGAAAGCTGTGCATAAGAAGTTCCTTATGTTCTTTTTTCATATTACCGCACCTCAGAAGTCGAGCAGGCTGTCAAGGTCAAGCTGTAACTTGCCACTGTCTGCTTCTGTGGATGTTTTGCTGTTGCTGAATCCGTTATCACCGAGATCAAGCGTCATAGTGCATTTTATATCCGCACCGGGAAAGTAAAATGCTACTGCACGCTTGTAACAATCGAGATCGGATATGTGTTCCTTAGCTCCTGCAACGCTTGCCTTTAGGCAGTCGGCAAAAGACTTGTCCGACTGCTCTATAGCCTGTGCAAATTCGCTGTTCTGCTTTGCAAAAATGCAGATCTCGTCAAGCACATAGGGCTTAACAACGTTTTCGTATTTGCCGAGCTTTGCATCTTTCAGCTCAGCTGTAAGTTTTTCTTTTATATCCATTGACATTTCTTTCTGCCAGTGTTATACTGGTCTTGCATAAATATTTGTTTTTGCCGCCTTCGGGCGGTTATTTTTTTATTCTTCTTCGACCGGTTCAACATCGTACCCGCACTCCGGACAGCACGGTAGTGTTTCCCAAGCCGGTGCACCGTGACATTCTCCTCGATACTCGGTGTAATGTCCGAGTTCCGAGGACGAGCCTGTCCAGTCGCAACGTTCGCATTTATACATCGTCTTCGTCCTCCTCGTCAATCATCTCGACTTCATCGACAACACCGACAAGAGCATTGACAAGTGCCATTGCCTCGTTTATCGCATCAAACGTAGCTGTTACCTTGTACTTCATTTCTTCTTCTCCCTCTTTCTTCGTATCTCCGCCACCTGCCTTGCCCGGCGGTAGTTTTGCTGTTGCTCAATTGTGGCTCTCGCCTTCCAGGCAACATACTCGCCATACGTCATGCCGTGATCGGTGGCTTCTTTGGCGATTTGCTCAAGATCTGTCATCGTGTCCGCCTCCTATCATATCTCTATACCATACCTTCATAAGCCATCCCAGCCCGTACCAGACCGCAACAGCGACTATTGCAACGGGGAGCATTTCGCCGCCGACCGCACGATAGCCCCTCTGGGCGTAAGCCAGTGCCGACAGCGGAACATATACCGCTATGCCTGCAAATGCTGTCACCCATATTCGCAACAACTGCGCAACAACGTAGGCGATTATCTTAGCTATTTTCATTTCTACCTCCTGTAAGGCTTGTCCTTTTTTGGACTTCCTTGTTTTTATCAATAGTTTGCGCTCGCCTTTTCGAGTGCTTCACGTCTTGCCTGTTTTTCGAGCAGTTCATAACAGAGATCCGATAATCTCTGCCGCTGTGCTTCCAGTTCTTCCGGTGTCTTATCACGGTAGCAGTCGTCGCATATCTTGATATGCGTGTGACCTATGTAGTAGTCCTTTACTACATGACCGTCAGGTACGGGTCCGTATTTTTTCATAGTATCACCTCCTTCATATATGTATGTGATTTGTGGGTTGTCTTATAGCTATCACACATTCTGAGTAATCTATGGTTCAATAAGCCACATCAGACTTATTTCTCCATCTCATACAGCAATTCACCGTCAAGTGTCCAAAACTGCATAACCTCTATATACGGGTTATTTTCCGTTCCCGCACCCTTTATGCTTTTCGTGACTATAAGCTGTTCACACTTTTTTGAACCCACCTTCCTCACCTCCTCTGTTTGTTGCGGTTGTCTCTTTTAGGAGCTTATATTTCACTGAGTAAGGAATCAACTGAACAGTCTAATATTTCAGCTAATTTCTTCAGCTTTATGATATCAGGTTTTCTTGCTCCTGTTTCCCACATCCCAATAGTAGACTTACTGACATTCAGTAAATTAGCCAATTTTTCTTGAGTAAGTCCCTTTTTTAACCTGTATTTTTTTATCGTAGTTGACATTGTTTCACCTCCTTCTGTCTTCCTTCTGTGGATATTATATCACATATCGCAGACTTGTCAACGGTTTTATGCACAATTCGTGGACTTGCACAAAACGCAAAGTTTTTTATTGACATTTTTCACAAAGCGTGATACTATGTTCACAAGGAGTGATTTTTAATGATTTCTACGAAAATAAAAGACCTAAGAATAAAAAATGATATTACTCAAGAACAATTATCTAAGGAACTTAGTGTTGCAAAAAGCACAATCGGTATGTGGGAAAATGGTCGCAGAGAGCCGGACATTGACATGATCAAGAAAATTGCAAAATATTTCAAATGTCCTGTTTCATCATTACTCGACGATAAAATTACCTTAAACTTCGTTCCTCACGAAATTGATGAAGATGATGCTTTAATAAAATGTCCTATATGCGATTATGAAATAACGCATTTTGAGGGAACTAAAACTATTTGTTTTGACAACCAAAAAAGCGATGGTATAGCACTTGAATTTTCTTGTGAAGACGGTCATAGGTTTTATCTTATAATAGAAAGTTTCAAAGGCAATTCTTATGCTGTTTTCACTGATGAAACTTGTTCAACATTTAAACCATTAAGTCATGTTTTTGAAAACACACCAATTTCATTAAGTAATTTATGGAATATTACCAATAATAAAAAATATCAATCTTTAGACGCTTTCGGCAAAAAAGCAGTTGATGGACTTCTTGACATTGAATACGATAGAGTATCAAAGTCTAAAAAGCCCACTTTTATGTTTTCTCATTTTAGCATTAATAAAGTATCGGCGGGTTGTGGTTATTCACTTGACGATCCTGATCAATGGAAATCTTTAAGAGTAATCGATAATGAAGTTGCACGAAGAGCAGATTTTGCAGTTGAAATAGACGGTCATAGCATGGAGCCGACCTATTCAGACGGAGATATTGTTTATATTGTGCAAACTAATGAAGTTCCAAAAGGAAAAATAGGTTTATTCATTCAGAACGGAAAAGGTTACATAAAAGAAGCTGGGGAAAACTGTTTAGTATCCCACAACAAAGAATACAAGAACATATATCCGTCAGACGGTAATATCGAATGCATTGGCAGAGTTATAGGGGTAGCAGAACCTGTATAATTAAATTTAAAAATCTGTTTTCGCTTTTGTTTTTTAAAAATAAGTAATAAGCATATTGTGATAATCGTTTTATATGGAGCATAAAATTAGTGTAACACAAAAAATAAAAAAAATATGAAAAAGTATTGACTCATTTCTAATTTTGTGTTACAATATCAATACGGATCGTGTTACGCATTGTGGTTGCGGTGCTATATGCACTGTTATTGCGAGTGTAATCCGGAAAGGGGCTCCTATTGGAGTCCCTTTTTGTTTTATAAAAAAGGAGTACCATATGGCAGAAAAAGATTTTAAAACCTATAAAGAACAAATTTTACTTTTGAAAAGGAAAAAACTTATTATTAATGATGAGGTACATGCTATAGAACTATTAAAAAGAGCCAGTTACTTTGCATTAATTAACGGATATAAGAAACATTTCAAAGCTGATAATGGCAATTATAAAGAAGAAACTAAAATAGAAGACATAGAAAAATTATTTGTGTTTGATGAAAAGCTAAGAAATTACCTTCTTAAATATTTGCTTATTATTGAACGAAATGTAAAATCAAGTATTTCGTATAATTTTTCGCAAAAATATAGAGGTGCTCTTGATTATCAGAATACGCTCAATTACAACTATAATGTGCCAAGCAACATTAAAGACATAAATGAATTGGTTTCAATTCTTACATCGCTTTGTGGGAAAGTAAAACATCCATACATAGAGCATTATCAGAATAAGCACGACGGTAAAATTCCATTATGGGTTCTCATCAATGCAATGACATTTGGCCAAGTATCAAAAATGTATCAATTACTCCAAATGGGCATGCAGCAAAAAATAGCCTCAGACTTAAGAATTGATTCAAATAAAGAGTTAGGCAAAATGCTTAATTTACTTACGTTGTTTAGAAATGTATGTGCACATAACGAACGTCTTTATGACTACAGCGTTACAAGTATAGATATAAGCAAAAAGTATATTCAAGAAGTTATTGATATTGATATAAATGACATTAAGGTTGAGCAACAAGCACGATGCATATTAGGAG